ATGAACAGAAAAGAAGAAATTCAAAAGCACATCAAGGCTTTATTGCAGTTGATTGGCGATAATTCGGAGCGTGAGGGATTAAAGGGGACTCCCGAGCGTGTTGCGAGAATGTTCGGGGAGATTTACCGAGGTTATGACCCTGCACAGAAACCGAAGATTACCACATTCCAAAATGGAGTTGATGGTATTGTGTATGATAGTATGGTTATAGATGAAGGTACTTTCTATTCTATGTGCGAGCACCACATGATGCCATTCTTTGGTAAATATTGGTTTGCTTACATTCCAAACCCGAATGGTAAGATACTAGGTATATCTAAGATTGGTCGTGTCGTTGATTATTGCGCTGCTAGATTGCAGATACAAGAGCGATTGGGGCGAAACATCGTTGATATGCTTTCGGATGCCCTAGGTAAAGAAAATCCTCCTCTTGGCATCGCTATCGTTATGGAAGGTGAGCATCTTTGCAAAACTATGCGTGGAGTGAAAAAGAAAGGTATAATGCGCTCTTCGTACTTTGTTGGTGAATTTAAAAATAACAATGAATTGAGGTTGCAATTAGAGAATGCTATACGAGCCAGCAGGCAGGGTTAACCCCTGCCAGTGGCTTTAAGTATGCAATCACAAATGAAGTCGCTTTGGTTGCCCTCGATGGTTGCAAGTGCATCTAATACTTCCTGGGAGGCTGAGAAATAAAGTCGCTTGGCGCACTTTTTCTTTCGTCCAGAGCCTTTGCGTGCTCCACCCCAAGATTTGTTTGATGATTCGTTTAATTCACTCATAACGTTAAAAATTTGGTTGTATGAAAAATAATTCGTAAATTTGCAAACGAAATCCCAAAGTGGGGTGGTGGTTCGAGCACCACCCCTTGGAGCTTAGAATAATCTAATCGTAAATGATAAGATTTCTATTTTCCAAATCTTCAATGAAATTTTCAGTACGTTCATAAGACTTTGGGATTTCATTTTACTTTCCCTCATCCTCGGAGGGTTTCAGTAGATAAGGACTCTTCCCTTATTACGTTTGCAAAGATACGAAATTTATTTGAAATATGCAACTTTTTTCAAGAATATTTTAAATAAAAAACAAAGAAATTTTAACTATGCCACAAGGTAATAATAACAAACATCGAGCGCAGAAAATCGACATCGAGAACCGCCTGCAGATTATCGCACCCTTATACCGCAGAGGGTGGACGGAGCGAGAAATCACGGCAGAGGTGAGGAAACGGCTCGACAGACCGAAATACAATCAAGCGCACTGCGACATTCAGCGGTTATTGAAGGAGTGGAGGGAAGAGAGACTGACCGACACAGACGAGAAAATAACCAGCGAGGTGGCAAGGTTGAAGCTGGTAATACGTGAAGCGTGGGAAGCCTGGGAGAAGTCCAAGGAAGACTACCACGTGCAGAAATCAACACAGCATGGACTGCCACTCCGAGATGAGCAAGGAAGGCAGATTTCCATCGAGACCGTCAAGGCGATAATGTACGATGCCGAAAAGCGAGGATTCGGAGAACCACGCTACCTCGACATCATCATCAAGGCAGAGACGCAAATCTGCAAGCTGCTCGGACTGGATAAGGTCGTGCTCGACCTGAACGCAGGCTTCCAAGGCGGCATCGAGGTACGCTACATCAACTCGGGACATACTTGCGCATCCAGCGAGCAGGAAGTAATCGAGCGTGAAGGATTGGATAAAGAATAATTTAACCATAATTTTGTTTTAAGTTTTTATTGTTTGAAAGAATGGCACTATTTGACGTTATTGGTGAACTCTATGATCCGAATGCGGACGTGAAGCCAAGGTTTCTCGTGAACCAAGGAGGCACGTCCTCGGGGAAGACATACACCATCATGCAGCGTCTTATAGTGCTTTCTTTTGAGCATCCAAGGGTAATTATCACAGTGTGCGGTCAAGACCTTCCGAACCTAAAGGTGGGAGCCATGCGAGACCTCGACACTATCCTGCACACAAGGGCAGAGTTGCTGGACTGGTTCAAGAACAACAAGAGCGACAGCAGCTACCGAGGGAAGAACGGCTCAATCATCGAGTTCAAGAGTTATCAAGATGCGCAGGATGCCAAGAACGGTAAGCGAGACTATCTGTTCGTTAACGAGGCGAACGGTGTGCCCTACGAAGTGTTCTGGCAGCTTGCCATCCGAACACGTAAGCAGGTATTCATCGACTACAATCCAAGCGCAAGGTTCTGGGTGCACAACAACATCATCGGAAGGGATGACTGCCGACTGATCCTGAGCGACCACCGAAACAACCGATTTTTGACAGCGCAGGAGCACAAGAAGATTGAGGAGATTGATGACCCCGAACTTTGGAGAGTGTACGCTAGAGGATTGACCGGAAAGATAACCGGGCTTATCTTCACTAACTGGGGCATCGTTGACAAGCTGCCACCAAGGGAGGAGTGGAAGATGGAATGCAGGGGTATGGACTTCGGATTCACCAACGACCCAACTGCGCTGGAGCACGTTATTTTGGCACACGGAGAGTTATGGGTGGACGAAGAAATCTACCAGCCGGGGCTGACGAACCAAGACATCGCAGACCGATGCAAGGAAAACGGACGGACGAAACGAGACCTTATCATTGCGGATTCGGCAGAGCCTAAGAGCATTCAGGAGATACACAACCAAGGTCTGTGGATAATCGGCAGCACCAAGGGAGCGGACAGTATCAACAACGGCATCGACATCTTGAAGCGTTTCCGTATCAATATAACAAGACGCAGCCACGGCATAATCGGGAACATGCAGCAATACAAGTGGAAGAAGTCAAGGGATGGAGAGACAACGAACCAGCCTATAGACGCATTTAACCACGGCATAGACGCAATACGATACGTAGCCTTGAAGAAGTTATCCGTAGCGAGCCATGGAACGGCTAGGGCGCACGTATTGAGACAAAGATAACGACAAAATTATAAAGCGTATGGATAATAACACTACATTCAAGTACTGGCTGGCAGTTGCTAGGCACACCAGCTATAAAATCGGCAAGCAGCCACGACCAGCTTTCGTTGGAGGAAAGCAAGTGCCCGACAATCTCAACCAGCTATCCATCGGGCAGCTGATAGACCTTTCCCAGCTATCAGACAGCGAAGAAAGTCTGTATCAGATAGTGACAACCGTCCTCGGTCTGAGCCACAAGGAAGTGGAGCAGGCTAGGGCGGTTGATGTCGTTATGCTCATCGGCTGGGTAACAGCAGAGGTGGAGCGCATCAATAAACTCTTCGAGAGCACCGACACAGCGAAGCCAACAAGACTGGAGAAGGAAGCAGGCATAGATACCCTGCGCTTTGGTCTGTTTGGCATGTTGGACTGGTACGCGGTAAGGATGGGCATCAGCGACCACGACCAAGTTCTGAAAACACCATGGCTTCGCATCTACAAGTGCATGGAAATGGACAACAAGAGAAGCGTGTACGAGCGGAACCTGCAGAAGTTGCAAGCGGAAGAAATGAAACGTAAATCTAGATAATTATGGCAACAATCAGAGAAACATTAAAGCAGTTGGCAGCAGACACGCTACCAGACTACACCTACCTTTTCGAGGACTGGGACACAGCGGACACCAAGCTGGAGAAACTGAACTATCCGGCAATCGTCTGCATCATCCCAGCCAGCGGCACGACAGAGATACGCAACGGCAGGGTATACGACACCGTGAACGTTGCCCTGGCGTATCTCGACACCGTACCGAGGGGAGCGGAAGGAGAAGACAACGGAGAGTGCATCGACCGAATGAAGGTGGCAGGGGCGAGGATGATACGAGCCATCAACCAGTCGCGCCAGTTCGAACCATTGGAAGGGCAGCAGTACTACGAGACCATCATCGAGCGTTTGAGCACGATCGTGTCGGGCGTAATGTACTCCCTGCAACTGACACAGAGCATAGGAGGATGTGCGGTATGAGCAAGGGAGGAATACAATTCGACCCCAAGGCGGCATCGCTCATCATGCGTGAGGAAGTGGAGAGAGCACGGCAGCTTATCATCAACCACATTCGTATCAACGGACAGAACGCATCGGGGCGCACAATAGCGAGCCTAAAGGTGGAGCAGCCCAGCGAGGAAGAAACCATCCTCTGGGGACACAAGCCATTCGGGGTTCTCGAAACTGGACGAAGGGCAGGAAAGATACCATACGGCTTCCGTAGCATCATCCGGCAGTGGATGAAAGACAAGGGGCTGCACGGCAGACCTATCCCCTACAAGACCCAGCGGCAGCACAAGTATACTCCACAAGAGCGTGGCGACATGAGAATGGCAGGAGCCATCGCCCACACCATCGCCAACAAGGGTTCTAAACTGCACCGGACGGGCGGCAGGGCTGACGTATACAGCAACGTTTTGCCCGACACAATGAAGCGGCTCGGGCAGCGACTTATTTTCTTAATCCACCAGTCGGTGGGAAGTATCAAACTTAACAATGAGACGGTATGAGACAGACAGAGAAAAACAATATCACGATTAAATACCCGGATGCTGTAGGCTTCGCTTTCCTTCCCTGCATCATCAAGGCAAGCGGCTCGGGTGTTGCGAGCATCGAGGCAACCATCAGCAGGGAGACCAAGACGTACACGTACAGCGTGGAAGCGTTTGCAGATAATTGCATCATGGACTACCGGGAATATGTGCAGGCACTCTTCGATGGCATCAGCTTCGGAAACATCGACTACAGCAGGGAGAGCCAGAAGAGTAACCTCGGGGCGGTGTTCGATATTTCCGTGAAGGTCAAGAACAGCGAGGGGAGCGACCTTGCGACATTCAGCTACACGACCTTCTACGTTTGGGGAGCGATGAGGGCAGGAGAGACGTGGAACGCAAGAAAGAAGCTGACATGGTTCACGCATTTCCCATTCTCCTTTGGTTTTTATCTCAATGCGGCTTCCCAGATACTTGTCGGCTATGAGGGAGCACCAAACAAGTTAGTTAAGCCCGGCATCGATGGCATCGTGGACATTAACACCAGCGTTCTGCCAAACAAGGCGAGGTACTGGAACATCTATGACTACGATGGCAAGATAGAACTGGGAACGTTCACGGACGTTTTCGACCTTACCTTTGCGATGGCGAGCGGTGGCAAGCAGTCTCTCCTTGCAAGGATAGAAAGGAACGACACGGAGAAGGGCATTTATATTCGGTGGGTTGACCGACACGGCTTTTACTGTTACTGGCTATTCACGCAAGGCGATGAGAGTAGAGCGATAAGCAGCGGCACAAGCTTTGTACGCAACAACCTCGGAGTGTATGACTATACCATATTCGGATACCTTGGAGCGAACGGCAGAAGGCAGGGTTACGGCAGAGAGGACACCATACCACTTTGTGCCCCGCTTGTAGACAGCGAGACGTTCGATTTCCTGCAAGACCTAGCCAGCAGCCCGGTCGTTGATATGTACCTCGGTGGCGACAAGTGGCAGAGTGTGACAATCAAGGCAGGAACCTACACCAAGACAACAGCAGAGTTGCAGGATTTCGTCTGCAACCTAGTTATTAACAATACACAGATTCAGCAGCTATGACAGACCAGCAACTATACATAGACGGTGTTCTTATGGATATGAGCGATGAATCAGCAATCACGCTAGACATCAAGAGCAATCTTTTTCGCGATATTACGAAAATGACCGCCAACACGACATACACCATCAACCTGCCCAAGACAGCGCACAATATGGCTGTGCTGGAGTTTGCAGGGAAACCGAGCACCAGCAGCAAATACCCCTATATTTTCCACACAGCACGTTATTTCCGCAACGGCTTGGAGATTATCCACAGCGGAAGGGCAAGCGTTCTGAGCGTTAAGGAAACCATCGAAATTTCGATTTATTGGGGATTGTTCCAGGCATTGGAAACGCTGCAATCGTCCGACCTGAAGCTGAACGAGTTGAATTGCACGAAGTATCTGCGTTTCACCAAAAACAACAGCTACGACACCTACGAGAAGGCAATAACGGATGGAGTATTCTATGGGAGATACGAAACGGCAGTGGCTAAGACATCAAGCGATGAATGGTATGGATACGACCGCAGCTTGGGAGAGAACAGTGACACGACATACTCACTCGTTGAAGGTAAGATAAGAACTGGAACAGAAATCGGAAAGTATGTATCGGGCGAGGTTTTGACCGATGAGACATACCAGTGTGCAATCATACCTTTCGAGGCTGGAATGAGAGCCACCATCAGAAAGGTTTTAGGCAAGGGACAATTCCGGACATGGGCAATACTCGACACCAACAAGAACGTTATTAGCCTTGCCGATGATGCCGGGAAGACAGAAAAAGAGACTTATCCGGTACTACCAGCTCCAGATCCTATGCTCGGAATGTTCGTGAGTGCAGGAGCGTGCATCGCCAATCTCGAAACGAGCGTTGCCATGGAGACAATATCTATCAGGGTTCGAGCAGAGAAGGCTGGCTCTGTCGAATACGGAGCACTGAACAAGGAGACCGGAGAGACAACACCATGGGGAACGTATGAGGTTGCAGCCGGAGAAACAGAGTTCAGCGTGGTAAAGAGTAAACCTTCCGGTCTCCTCGTATACATCAAGCCTTCGGTAGATAAGATGATAAATATGGCGTTAAGCACGGCTGTGGCGGCTTATTATCTATCGGACGGTAAGTTATCCCAAGTGCAGGCTGGAGGAGCGTACAGCGTTAAATATACGAGCGGGAGCATGCCTATCGATGTAGACCTGCAAGCACCAGCAACAGCGGAATGGCTTATCATCAACGCCATCAAAGCATACAGCACTGGCACGACTATTCTTGTTAAGAGTAAAAGCGAGACGGAGAACAATGCGAGAGCGAGCAGTGGCACGTTTGAAAGAAACGGCTCTTTTGGTGGAGGTGGCTCTTCTGGTAGTTCCTGGGGCAATGGAACAATCCAGCCAAGCGTGACGGCAAAGTATATCCTAGACCTCATCACGGAACAGACTGGTGTGGAATTCGGCTGGAGCAATCAAGCGAAAGAAATCATAAAGGGGCTTGCTGTACCATTGATTACAAGGAAGGCAGATGCGCAGACGGTTGTAGGCAGCTTTGAGGGCACTTTTTTTCATACAGAGAGCCTTGGTATTCTCGACTTCCAACCGACGAGCCTATCGGAGGTATTCGATGGACTGGAGATTGGGCACAGATACAGCCAGCTGAATGTTAAGATTGCCTGCAAGATGATTTTTGATGTTCAGATGAACTGGTCGTGGGACGCATCGAAAGTAACTCCTAGCGGACACAAATCATGGAGTTTTGGAGAGGGGAGTACTGAGTCGCAGGCATTCTACTCATATCCACCGAATTACATCGAAATGAAGGTTAAACACAAGAACGATGACGGAACTTGGACGGAAACTCTATATATTGCAGGGTTGCAGCAGGATGAGACTTCTAGAAAATATGTGACCGATTATGAATCGGATAAGGTAAACGGCAGATTCATACACCTTGTAGCAGGACGAGGGGAGATAGATTTGGAAGAGGGCGACATCGTAACCTTTGAAATGAAGCACCCGAAAAACCAGGCATTAATTGGATTGAAGTGTTACAACGGACGGTTGACTGCCAGCATCAAGCAGAGCGATGAAGTACCCTACGGAGGTAATTTCCCTATCGGCAAGAACCTGCCCGACATCAAGGTAACGGATTTCCTGAAGTGTATCTGCATTCTGACATCAACGTTTCCAAGCCAGCGGTTTATCGGTGGAACACTTACGTTTTCAGACATCGTGAACCTTTGGAAAGCCAAGGCGCAAGCGGTGGACTGGACGAAGAAGCTCATCCCGAGCGAAGCCAGCAACCATCCAAGGCAGACCGATTTCAGTGTTGAGGACTACTGCCAGCATAATATCTACAAGTGGAAGGAAGACGACACCGTATACCAGCAGCACGATGCGGATATGACTATAGACAACAAGACGCTGGAGTATACGCAAGACGTCTGTACGCTACCATTTGCAGCCACGGACGGAAACCGCATACCGATATACGAATGGGAAAGCAAGCAATCCACGTTTGGCAACACAACGTACACCAGACAAGTCGCAACGAAATACAAGGCATGTAAAGACCGCATCGTGAACCTGACGAAGAACGATGCCGGCTATGCGGAATTGGCTTTCAACATCGACCTTCAGGACATCTTCGACAACAAGCTGGAAAAGTTGAGAAAGACGATCGCAAACCCACACCAAATTGTGGAGCGGTTCAACATTTCCGATTTGGAGATACTGAACTTCGATGAAACGAAGCCAGTGTACCTTGCCCAGTACGGAGCGTATTTTGCGGTTCTGGAAATCAAGACAACAAACAGCGGATATTGCGAGGTTACAATGATAGAGTTGAACAATTAAAAAGAACGAACTATGGTAAGTGAAGATAAACAGCAGATTCTTGACATCAAGGTCAAGTACGAGGATGCAATCTATGGCATCATCAGATACAAGGAGAAGATAGACCAGCTAAAGCAATCCATCAAGGACTTGCAGCAGCAGGAAAAAGACAAGACCATCACGACCAACGAAATGAAGGTGCAGACGGAAGCCATCAACGCAACCATCAAGGAGTACCAGTACAACGTGCGAGCCTTGCAGAAGGAGATCCAGAACAACGTGCGCACAGAGAACGAGCAGGAGGGCAGTTTGAAGCAGCTGCGTGCCCAGCTTTCCAATGCCACCAAGGCTTACGATGAGATGAGCCGTGCCGAGCGTGATAGTTCCAAGGGTCAGGAGATGCAGGAGCATATTCAAGACTTGATAGAGGAGCTGAAAGAGGCAGAGGAGGCTACTGGAAGATTTCAGCGCAGTGTCGGCAGCTATTACGATTCCATGATGAAGGCGGCTGACGACCTACAGAACACCGAGTTTTTCGGTTTTGATGTTGTTGATGATACTGGAATCGGAAAGGTCATGGAAATGGGAAAGTCCGTGGAAGACCTAAGGGTAAAGTTTGGTGCGTTGAAAAATACGGCTCTTTCCTTATTGACCAACCCTTATTTCCTCGCTATGGCAGGTGTGGCAGGTGTCGGAATGGCATTCAAATGGTTCTATGACTACAACAAGGGCATAGAGGAAGCCACACGCAAGACCATGCAGTTCACTGGGCTTTTCGGTGACGAAATGAAATCAGTGAGAAATCAAGCCTTGGCAATCAGCGAGACGTTTTCTGTTGATTTTGGCGAAACCTTGCAATCCGCAAATGTAATGAGCAAGCAGTTTGGCATCAGTGTATCAGAATCGCTAAAGCTCTTGCAAGATGGCTTTGTGGCTGGTGCGAATGCTAGTGATGAGTTCCTAGAGAACGTGAAGGAATACCCAACGTACCTGAAGGAAGCTGGATTGAATGCGGAGCAATTCGTGGCAATTTCAACCAACGCCACCAAGCAGGGAATATTCTCCGACAAGGGTCTTGACACCATCAAGGAGGGTAATCTTAGACTTCGAGAGATGACTACCGCAACAGCAGCCGCATTGGATGGCATAGGTATATCAAGCGAGAAAGTTCAGAAAGAACTGCAAAACGGTAGCAAGACCACATTTGACATCATGCAGGAGGTCGGAAACAAGCTGAAGGAGTACCCTGCTTCATCAGCCAAGGTAGGAAAAGCCATCGCAGATATATTTGGAGGTCCTGGCGAGGATGCAGGTCTAAAGTACATCGAGACCCTCGGAGACATTGAGATGAACATGGATAAGGTCAAGGAACAATCCAGTGATGTTGCCAAGGCTCAGGAAAAGCAGGTGGAAGCCAACAAGCGTTTGAAGGATACCGCAAGTGCACTCTTTGACGTTACTGGTGGCGGCTTCGAAATGATGAAGGCTCAGGCGGCAACATTCGTGAGCAACCATCTAACGAAACTATTGAGGGCAATCATCAACCTTTATAACCAAAGCGTGGCATTTAGGGGATTGATTCAGTTGTTAGGCTTTTCGTTTAAGTCTGTCGGGCAGGTTGCCTTGTTTGCCTTCAACATCATCATAGATGCCATTAAGCTTGTTGCAAGACCAGTGAGGGGACTGTTGCAGATGTTTGAGGGCTTTTTCTCCTTTGACGTGAATAAGATGCGAGACGGCTTTAACTCCATCTTTTCGGGTCTTGGCAATACTGTGAAGGAGGCTTGGGGAGACTTGAAGAAATTCGGCAGCGGAATGGCTGATGCTATCGTGGGTGGCATGAAGAATACTTTTAACCATGCTAACATCAAGATACCAGTCAGCGCAGATGCGCCATCCATGGCGACCGCCACAACCGACAATACAAAGCTCAAGGACGGCACTAATATCGCCAGCACTACCCCTAAGACCAAGAAGGAGAAGGCAGCAGCCGACAAGGCGGCAAAGGCAGAAGCAGAGCGAAGGAAGAAGAAGGAAAAGGAATTGCAGGAAGCGATTGCGCTTATCCAGTATAAGTACAACGAGCAAGTCATGGACGCAAAGAAGCGATACCTCGCAGGCATGTACGACAACGAGCGAGACTACAGCAACGACCTCGAACAGCTGGAGAAGACCATGGTGGCAAGGAGCATTGACGCATACGTGGCGGCAGGGCAAATCGGAGCGGAAAAGGCGCAGGAAATGCAGGCAAAACTTCTCGACATCATGATAAAGGCGAAAGCGGACTTGAAGAAACAAGCAAAAGAGATTGTGGACGAACTCAACAAGGAGTTCGAGGAAGCAGAGAAGAAGCGAAGGGATGCGGACATCATGAACGGTGGCACTGGAGAGGAAGACGATGCAGCCAAGCTGGAGAGATACAAGACTTTCCTTCAGAGCAAACTGGACGCATACAAGGACTATGCAGCCGTGCAGGAACAGCTCCAGAAAGACCTGAGCGATACTAACGTGGAAATACAAAAGAATGAGAATGATAAAAAGAAGCAGTTGACAGAAGAACAACTTCAAAACATGAAAAGCTATATTTTGGCAGTTGGAGATGCTTTTGTCGATTTCTTTAATAGTGAAGATAAATCTTTTCATTCTTTTCTGAAATCTTTACTTAGCTCTTTGCTGGATGCCGTAGAGATAGCCATGGAGGCACAATACATTGAAATCCTAGGAAGAGGCTTAGCTAAACTCGGATGGGCAGGCGTGGCAGACGCAGCAGCGAAACTCGCATTGCTTAAAGCAGCATTCGCAGGAGCGAAAGCACTCGTCAAGGGATTCTCCACTGGTGGCTACGTCCAAGGCTCGGGCACTGGAACCAGCGACAGCATCCCGGCAAGGCTCTCAAATGGCGAGAGCGTAATGACAGCCAAGGCGACTTCAATGTTCAGTCCGATATTATCCGCATTCAACCAGCTAGGAGGTGGCGTTCCTATCGTAGTAAACAACGGAGGCAGCAACATCGGTATGGATATGCTGGCGGCAGCTGTAGCAAGAGGGTATCAGATGGCTCCACAGCCAGTAGTGAGCGTTGAGGAAATAAACCGAACCCAGCGTAGAGTGCAGACGATAGAGAATATTGGCAGGATTTAAAGTGTAGTTATTTATTCAAGATTTGCGTTCTGAGCGGTTTTCGCTTGAAGGTGGTAAAGTTACACACCAAAGGCAATAAAAGCCGCTTAGAGCGCAAAATTTGTGCTTATTTAGAAAAATTAACTGCTTACGAGATAAACATATTGAAAAATATCGTATCTTTGCAGCGTTTTAAAACTTAAAAAATACCGATTCAATGGCAAAACTCAGAATATACAACGACATCGACAGCCAAGACAACAAGTTTTGGTATCAATGGTGTGGAGGCGACTGCGTATGTTTTCAGGATATAGATGCTTTTGCGGCAAGCATACCGAAAGACGATGATTCAATCGATATGCGCATCTTCTGCAATGGCGGCTCGGTGATTGAAGGCTGGGCAATCTACGACCGACTGCGACAGAGCGGCAAGAAGATTTCCTGCACCGTGGAGGGCAAGGCAGCATCCATGGCAACAATCATCATGCTCGCAGCACCAAAGGAGAGCCGCAAGGCATACGAGAACGCTGCCTTCCTGCTGCACAATCCGTGGGTTCCCGGCTGGGGGTTGGGCGACCAGCTGAACGCAAAGGACTTGAAGAACCTGGGCGAGGAAATGCAGATGTGGCAGGATAAGATGGTGGACGCATACGTAGAGCGGTGCGAGTGCGACCGGGAAGAGATTCAAGCCTTGATGGATAAGGACATCTTCATCAACACCAGCGAGGCTTTGCGCCTAGGTCTTATCAGCAGCACCGTTCCAGCACTCAGCGCAAGCGCATCAAAACGCAACATAGAAAATTTTATTAATTCAAAACAACAAAATCCAAAAGCAATGGAGAAGAAAACAGAAGTAAAGGCTTCTCTCCTCGACAAGATTCTCGCCAAGTTGGGCGTGAAGACACTGGAGGAAGCAGAGCAGGCGGTGGAAGAGCCGCAAGCCAAGGCAGAGCCAAAGGCGATGGAACTCAACACAGCAGACGGACAGACACTGACCGTTGAGCGTGAAGAGGGAGATCCACAAGTTGGCGACAAGGCAAGTCCGGACGGAACGTTTGAAATGCCGGATGGTAAGACAATTGTTGTCGAGGACGGTGTAATTACCGACATTCAGACCGCAGATAACACCGACAACAACACCGACAATGAGGGCGGTGAAGGCGGTGAAGGCGGCAGCGCATCAAGCACCGACAACGACACCGTAGCCAAGTTGAAGCAGCAGGTAGCAGCACTCAAGCAGCAGTTGAACGACACCAAGGCGCAGCTGGCAGGCGCACAGAAACTCGCAAAGAGCAAGGAAGACATGCGCATCCTGAATGCCGTGAAGATTGCAGGCGGTGCTGAGAAGGTGTTGGCAGGCTACAGCAGCCACTACCAGCCAGCGCAGCGACAGCCAAGCGGCAAAGGCGCAGGCGACAACGTGAACCCAGTCGAGGAAGGCAAGAACGCCATCAAGGAGAGACTTGCCAAGCTCCACAAAAAGGGCAAGAAGTAACCAAGTATTAACCCATTAAATCAAAAGAAAATAATGGCAGGATTTACAAAAAAGCAACTCGAGAACCTTAAACTCGAGCCAGAAAACCTCGCAAGCATCAAGGATGCCGTGCAGGAAACCTTCTACCAAGATGAGGATTTTTCTTCATTCGTGAACATCATGAAGGTCAAGAACGATGATCCAATCGCACTCATCGGTGAGATGGAAATGGTCGGTAAGGCAGGTGGCGGTTGCGACCCTACCTACGAAGAGAAGGGTATCGCCAACTCTCAGAAGCGTTGGGAACTCGGGCAGTGGGAAATCCCTATCAAGATTTGCTACGAGGCATTGAAGGGAACCATCGCTGAGTATTCATTGAAGACTGGCACAGCCATTGGCGACCTTACCAGCACCGACTTTATGACCATCTACACCGATGCACTCCAGCGAGCCATGCAGCAGATGATTTGGCGTTTCGGCTGGTTCGGTGACAAGGCGGCAGCATTGGCAGGTGAAGGTGGAGGCAAGCTGACAGCAGGATCGGACGTTAATATGTTCAACGTCTGTGACGGTCTCTTCAAGCGCATCTTTACAGCCACAGCAGCAAAGAACCACACCACCATCGCAGCCAACAGCGAGACCACGGCAGCAGCGCAGGTTTCAGCATTGCGCAAAAAGGGTACGGCTACAACACTCGTTGACACCATCTTGATGGACGTAGACACACGTATCATTGACGACAGCGATGCAGTGTTGCTCATGACCCGCTCGCTTGCTGACGCATTGACCTACGACATCAAGCAGACCTACCACGACATCATGCCATGGGAGAAGGTGTTTGATGGCTTCGATGTAGCAACCTACAACGGAGTGAAGATTGCTCGTGTCGGCATCTGGGATAGAATGATTAACGCATACGAGAAGGGCGAGACGACAGTCAACCTTCCACACCGTGCGGTATTCTGCAACCCGAAGCACCTTATGGTGGGCACTGATGCCGATGCACTCATCAGCGACCTCGACATCTGGTTCGACCAGAAGGAGCGCAGAAACTATCTCTATGCTACAGGTAAGATTGGAACGGCTCTCCTCGAAGAGGACATGATCCATGCAGCTTACTAATCGCTCCAAATTTTCAGTTTAGTATTAAGTTATTTTGACAATCCTCAACACCCACAAAACGGTGTTGGGGATATAACAATTTAAAACGAATTAATATGGCAACAACTTGCGAGAGCCTTATCGCCCAGGACATCATCATCCCTTGCGAAGACCAGGTAACAAAGGGACTGGAGGGCGATGGACTTATTATCAACCGAGACGACATTGACTTCACCAAGTCCGTTGTAGCGGGCAATATAATTAAAACATTAGTTTTGAAGACTGGCAAGAAAGCATACGCTATCCGGCAGGAAGGCAGCAAGCCATTCACTGGAACCAAGACCGAGCTGACCGTTGGCACGTATCGCAACAGCTGGAAGAATACCGTGGCAGTCGTGGTATTGGCAAACACACCTGACGTTTGCGAAAATATCATTGACGGACTGGCGAACGGAAAGTTCGTTATCATCCTTCGCAACCTCTCTAAGGGAGCGGACGGAAAGGCAGAGTATCAGGTGTTCGGATATGCGCAGGCACTGAAGGCAAGCGCAGGCGAGAACGACAAGTACTCAGACGACACCGAGGGTGGCTGGCTTATCACGCTGGAAGAGGAGAGCGTACCGAAGGCAGCTTATTTCTTCTTCGACACAGACAGCGAGACCACAGCAGCCAAGTATAAGAGCCTTCTGACGGAAGCAGCAGCGTAGCCTATGACATACAAGGAAGCAACAGCCAAGGTCGGGGAGTTGAAGGAACGTTTCGACAGTCCCTTTGGTGCAACCGACAAGGCAGTTATAGAAACTCTATATTTCGAGGTAACACGGAAGCGGTTTGTCCCGACAACCTGCCAGCAGTGTTACCACGATGCGTTGATTGAAATTTATCTAAAACTCAAAAAAGAAAAGGCAATGCCAAAAACATGTAATTACGCAATGAAGGCAGGTTTCATTATTTCCTGTCCGGATTTCTACCATGGTAAGATTTTCACTAACGAGAACCTGACCGACAAGGTAGCGCATGAATATCTGACGAAGTACCCACACATGGAAAGCTACTTTCAGAAGATACCCAGCGATGAACTCATCGAGAACAAGCAGCCGCCAGCAGGCAGCGAGAACAAGCAGCCGCCAGCAGGCAGCGACAGCGTTGCAGATGACACCACCGGGAAAGATCCTGCCGAAAAAGCAGCAGGCAGCGACAAGAAGAAAGACATCGACCAAGCCGAGAAAGCAGGCAAGGAAGAAGAGTAAAACAACAAGTAAAACGACACAAGCAGTATGAACGTTAAGACAGTTAAAAAGCCAAAGCGAAGGGTTGATATTGGCTACGTCAGCCGATTCAAGATGCAGGCATACGGATATGATAATCTATATCCGCAGAACCTCGCACGCATCACGGAAGCCAGCGGTACGGCAATGCTTTGCCTTAACCGATATGCCCGATTCATTGAGGGCTACGGCTTTGATAGCGACATTCTAGCATCGTTGGCGATGAACCAGCAGGGGGACACGGCAGACGATTTGCTCCGGAACGTAGCGCAAGACCTCGCACGCTTTGGAGGCTTTGCCCTTCATGTAAACTACAACGTTCTAGGGCAGGTGTCGAGCGTGAGCCACGTACCCTTTGAGAATTGCCGCCTTGAAGAGACGGACGACAAGGGGAACGTGGCGCACGTCTTGCTGCATCCCGACTGGGAGCAGAAGAAAACGAGGAACGGAAAGCGGTTGATGGTGAACGAGAAGACCATCGAGCGCATCAACACCTTCAATCCCGACCCCGACATCGTTCTTGAACAGATTGAGAACGCTGGCGGTATCGACAGCTACAATGGGCAGATTCTGTGGCAGAGCCTAGACGGAAAGTTTATCTATCCGACAGCCAGCTACGATTCTGCCATCACGGAGATTTCGACCGATGAGGGACTGGGCAACGTGAAGATGAGAAACGTCCGCAACAACTTCCTCGTATCGTGTATGCTCGTAACCAAGAAGGGCGTGCCTAAGTTCAACGAGAAAGGCGAAGAGGTGGAGAGCGGACAGATGATTTCCGATGAAGACCTTTTGCAGTTTCAAGGGGACGAGAGCACAGCGAAGATTCTAGCTGTCGAGGTGGAGAATGAGGAAGACGAACCGAAGGTTGTGGCTTTCCCAACGAAGAACTTCGACAAGGAGTTTTCCGTGACCGATAGCAGCGTTATCGAGCGCATCTACGCACAGTTCCACCAAGAACTCTTCTACTCCATCCGTATTGGCAAGCTTGGATTCAGCGGACAAGTTATGCAGGACGCTTACGAATACTATGCAGGCGAAGTGACGACCGAGCAGCGTTTCACCGAGCGAGCCTTCAAGAAGATTTTCAACAGCTGGCACGACCCAGCCATTCAGAACCTAGACCCCAAGCTACAGCCGTTGAAGTATATCAGCAGCGAGGCGGCAGGGAACAACACGATAGATTAATTGATTGAGCCTATGGGAGAACCAAGAAAACAACTTATTACGGTTGAACAGTTCCGGGAACTGGCACGACCGACCAGCGCACACCTAGATGAGGATGAAGTGAACGCATACATTCGGGAATGCGAAGATGCGAACATCATACCAGCCATCGGGTGGGAACGTTTCAAGGCAGCGACCGAGCAGGGAGAGTGGGGTGATTCAGTATTGCCCGATTTCCAGCCTGCGGTCTTCCTGGACGGTGGAGAATACACCACCAAGAAGGAGGGCGATTGCAGCCAAGGCGAAACCAAGGTGCAGAAGTACACCAGCGGAATACGCAAGGCACTCGCTTATTTCACGTATGCGAGGCTTTTCCGTGCCGATGGAACAATTATAAGCCGAGCAGGTGGAATGCGCCACAGAGACGATTATTCAGACCACGTTCAAGATGTATCGAGCAACAAGCAGTACAACGACATCTTGGATATGGCTGAAAGATATTTATCAGATGCACTCGAATACCTCAAGACATTCACACCGAAAGGGGAAGTGAAGGCACAGCGAGGAACGAGGGCACACATTCACGCAATAGGAGATTAATATATGGCAACAATAGACGAAATTAAACAGCAGGCGGAAGCGGTCAAGAACGCTACGCAGGTGGGCGAGAACACAGCCGGGAGAGTAGGCGGTGCTCTCGCTGGTCTTGCGGATATTGCCAAGCAGCAGGACGTTGAGCTTGGCAAGAAGGCAAACAAGGCGGATATGGACGTTGAGCTTGGCAAGAAGTTCGACAAGGAGAACATTGCCCAAGAGTCTGGAGATTCCGAGGAACTCGTTATGTCTCAGAAGGCGGTGAGTGATAAACTCAGCGACTTATCAGAAAGTATAGGTACTGAGCAATTAGAGCATGATTTTACTATTGGCTCTGGTATTGCTGGCTATATTGATGCAACTGGCACATTCCAAGCACAAAGTGGTTCAACAGCCAACAGAGTTTATCGTGTAGATAACTTGTCAAACATAAAATCAATCTATGCCAAATCTTATGAAGACTCAGCTAATAATAAGCAGTTTAAGCACATTGCGTTCTATGATAAATCGGAGAACTACATAGATGGTGTAGATTTCTCAGATGGATTGGTAGAGCACACTATCATTGTTCCATCTAATGCAAGCTATGCCTATGTATTTACCCACAATGATTCTATCAAACCAACAGTTAATATAATTGCTGGTGGTACTGGAGTATATGCAGAAATTGATAGTATAAATGAAAATATTGATGTTATCAATGCAAAGATTGAGGATATTGAAAATGTCACAGAAAATCCAAATACAAAAATACAATCATATTCAACCTATGTAAGAAATCCAACAAATGTAGGTGGTGAAACTCCTATACAATTTATATGCAGGTTCAAATATGGAGAGGCCACATCACCTTCAAAGTTACGTGTAAGAGATAATGAAGGAAATTATTATCCATGCCAATGGGAAGATGTTTCATCTGTGAATCCAGCAGTTGATTTTGTTAATGGAAGATGGAGTGATGGTAGTCTTAGAAGCGGAAAGTTGTGGATTATTGCAAATTTACCAGCCAACAAGCTATCTACATTTTATATAGACATCTTACAAGAAGACCAAAATGTGGTTCAGACTGTATTTTATGATGCAAGCAGATTATATTGTTCTAAGAAAAGTTTTATATTAGACACCAATGGGTTTAATGGTTCATACTATCCATGTATAATGGATAATAAAACTGGAAACACAATAAATATCCATAAAAGTTCTGACATTAAAAATAAACAAATAACAACAGAAGGTAACGGAGTTGTTTATCTAGACTATACAGTGAGGTTCCATTATAAGAACTTGCTGTTTGTAGAAAAATATAGATTGTTTTATAATGGAGAATTATATGTACATATATATTGTACCGCTTTAGAAGACGTAAGCTGCTATTCAATACATGTTGATTATTATACACCAGACAAAGAACTATCTTATGTAAATAATACTGTAACTTATGTAAAATACCAAAATAGTGATGTGCAGACTCTCGTTTCCTTGATTTCTATATCAATGGATAATTTACGAGCAGGAAATTATAGTGTACTCCCGTCATATTTTTCTGTTACAAACAATCATTTTTATACAGGATTTAGGGCAAATGGTGACATAGAGATATTTAAGAAGGGATTGAGTGTATCTTTTTATTTCAAAGAGGCAAATAGTCCTATAGACAATTATCATTATCTCCAATATCTAGAGCCAACTGGGTGTACAACCAAAACTCCTTATGGCTTTAACAAAGTTAAGATAAAAAACATTTGTAAGAGCATATTATTGTCTACATACGTCGTTATGGAGAGAATGGTCGGAGAAACAAATAAAACTCTTATATGCCATAATGTTCCTAGTGTGATAATGAGAGGTATTGAACGCTACAATGGATTCAAGCTAACTGATTCAAGCATGTATTTCAAAGCGGATATAAAAGAAATTCTTGGTGCAGATGTAATTACATTAGACATTATTAAAGGACAATGGAATAACAGCAATATAGGTTTCCAACATTTAAACAGATTCATACCTTTTGCATACAATATATGGATGTATCTCGAAGATGATTCTGAGAAGGAATATTATCATAATTTGCTGCAATGCTATGGCGATTTCGTTAGTTGGGTCTATGAAACGTACAATAATATTCCTCTAACTAAGGATAATGTTGTAAATAGTAATTCTCTTGCATCTGGACTATTGGCATTGAGTATGGCTTATAAGGTTACTGGTAACGAGAAATATAAAACTTTATATACTAGCGTTGAAAAGACTTATATGGCAGAACCTTATAATATAATGGGATATATGGATAATGATACAAATGGGGCAAGTGTATCTCTACAAAGATACCTTCATTACCAGGCATATTCTAGATTTACATATTTGCTAAGTAAGTATGTAATACAGGAGGATAATTACCCAAATCTTGATGTTGCTTCTACGATATTGATGGGAATAGATTCAGATGGAAATCCATTAGACCAAGAGTATACTTGCTCAGATTCTAGAAGAGGTTCTGTACAGACTCTTGCATATATTATTGGAATACTTTGCGGTACACCGGAATTAGATTATCAATCTCAACTAGGAGAAATATGTGTAGAAAGATTGAAGGAATGTTTTAATGGAAACAATACAGAGAAGTTTCCAATAAATGGATTTTTAAACAAAGACAATACATCTTTGTCAGATTTAGTTATCGTAAATGGAATATTGTTACAGATAGCAACTATAATTTAATTTAAAGAACATAAAGTCGCTGACTTGGGAAATTTAAAAATAAGACGATATGAAGAAGAACAAGAAACTATTACATGAAGCACTTGCAGTGCTTCTTACCAAACTTTCATCGGCAATGGACAATCCATTGCTGATGGATAACTACGTGGTGAAAGCCTTGCGCACGGTTCTTTTGGAATACAAGGAATCGGGTGAGCTTCACGAAGCATACAAGGAGCAGATACAATCCACGCTGGAGAGTAACAACCCCTGGGTAGCTATGATGATGAAGTCAATTGGCGCAGATCCTTCTATTAAGAAAAGTATGACCGATGAAGCCATTGACGGAATGATTGATTCTATGCTGGGGGTAGAATAATACAATTTTCGTCTGAAAATATATATAATAATATACAATAATTTTAATAAATTATATATGAATGACAAGGAGAAAGAACTATGGCGAGTTATAGACAACGTAATCAAGTGTTGTGCTATTGAACTTCAGAACGGAGAGTTGAGTATTACGAGAGAAGACGTTCTCGGCAAGTCGAGAGCAGAAAACCTCGTTATGGCACGATGTATGGTCGTTGAGCAGATGATACACGCAGGATTCAGCATAACGACCATTGCGACCGTTCTGAACCGCACCGTTTCAGCAGTGAGACATCTGAGCAAGATGTCTTACACCTATATCAGTACGTCTCGAGTTTATCGACTTGCCACGGCACAAGCGACCCTTTTAAACAAGGACGTAGAGCCGATTTGCATTTAAGAAACAAAAAGAAAATAACCAAAAGCGTTCTTTGACAATAATTCGATAAATACCCCTGCACTAACTTTTTGGAGCGAGCCAAAAATCAGAGTAACTTTGCAGCGGATTCCAATATTTGGCTTCCGTAACGTAATTAACTCAAAATTTTATGGCAGACACAATTGAAAAAGTCTATTGCACTGGGGACGGTGGCAATGACAACCTAGCAGCAGCGTTGCTCGCTAGAGGTAGAGACAATGATCCAGCGACTATGCTGGCAGCAATGAACGGTGGTATGGGCAACTGGATGAATAACCCGTTTGCCTATATGATGATGATGGCTTGGATGCGAGACTGGAATAACCGTGGCGGCAACTTGCAGGACACGGAATTGCAGAATCAGATTGCGAGCCTTCGCACACAGATGCAGGACGGCAATAATACGGCTCTCCTGATGGACGCAGTGAAGGGCAACAACGTTGCTCTTGGTCAGCTGGCGCAGAATCTTAACTGCGATATGAACCAGCTGCAGAATGCAGTCTGTGGCGTGCAGGCGGCTATCCAAGACGTAGGCGGTAGAGTTGGTTTTAGTGCAGAGCGTGTAATCAATGCCGCTAATTTGGGCGACTTGAACATCGTGCAGCAGTTGAAGGACTGCTGCTGTCAGACCCAGCAGAACATCATCAAGATGGGCTACGACAACCAGCTGGGGCAGAAGGACATCGAGAACTCGATGCAGCGAGGATTCGATTTCAACAACCGCAGCATAGAGCGAGGCTTCTCGGCACTCGGTTTCCAGCTTCAGCAGGACAAGTGCGACATCATCCGCTCGAACCAAGACAACACCCAGCGAGTTATCGATGTACTTAACAATCACTGGCAGCAGGATTTGCAGCAGCGGTACAACGATGCACGCCTGGAGTTGAGCCAGCAGCGACAGAACGCTGAACTGATTGCAGCGTTAAAGACAACCACAACCACCACTGGAGCGTAGGCGGTCTGAACAAAATCGATCAAGGGGCAACTCGCTGTTCTATCAGTGAGACCCCTTTTTGTCTATTTATCGAATTATCTAAAAAGAGCGCATTATGGAATTTAAAAATATTCAGAGAAATCACCCGGTCTATCTGCTAGACAAGCAGACGGTGGAAGTTAAGGAAGGCAAGGTCGTAGACAACCAGCCGCACATCAACACTGGCATCGCAACCATTTCCAGCAGCGGACAGCCAATGCGAGACGTAACAATCGAGGTGGAGGGAAAGCAGACCATCTACACCATACCCGAACACCTCGGAGTTACCTTTGCAGGCGAAACCGTACTGGCAACCGATAAGGCAGACCTTTTGCCCGAAGTAGGCAAGTTGGTAAATGAAGCCGATGAGATAATCAAGGCATACGAGCCAAGCAAGGAGCGGAAAGCCAAAGGCGAGGAACTTCTTGCAGCTTTGAACCCGGCAATCAAGGAGAAGCAGGAAACCGAAAAGCGTTTCAAGGCACTTGAGGGCGATATAAGCGGCATTCGTGGCATGGTTAAACAGTTACTCGACAAACTAGGATAGGAGGGCGCACAATGAAGAAAATAATCGTTTTGCGCCATTCTTGCGATAGCGAGGAAGAGCGACACCAGCACCAAGAGAGCGACATCATCCACGGCTTGCCATACGAGAAGGCAGCAAAGGCACTCATGGGAGCCAGTGGGTACGTGGCATACGTTGCCAAGCACGGCTACCACTTCACGAAGCAGCTAGCAATCAAGGCAAGCGAGCAGATGAAGAACGTAGACGGAACGAGCCATCGTTGGACGGTAGAAGAAATCCGGCTGGCAACAAACAACGAGATAATCTCGAAGGGCACGACCCTCGGGGATATTCTCTATTTGGCTAATATGGCTTATGCGGACTTCTACCCGAAGGTAATCAAGACCGAGAGCGACTGCGTACAGTATGCTATTGCCGTAGCCAGTGATCCGGACGGATACGAGGGTATGGCATTCTGCAGGTGGACAGCAGACATCATCGGGAAGGGCGTTACCATCGACTGGGAGAAATTGGAATAACCAAAAAAAATAAATTGATATGAGCGAAGTATTTCACGATTTTCAGGTGCACCACCTAAATCTGTGCGCCCTAGTAATTTTTATCTGTTTCGCTACAATTCTGATAGCGATGACAATTGACCTGATAGCAGGCATACAGAAGGCGAAGGAACTTCATGTTGCAAGAACGTCAACCGGATTGAAGAAGACGTGCGACAAGGCGAAGAAGTATTTCCCGACATTCGGTATTGCTTCGCTTATGGACGTGGCTACGTGCATTATCTCTCCCTTCCCTCTGTTCGCCATTGCCTGGACGGTGTATCTGCTTTTGTGTGAGTTTAAGAGCATCCGGGAAAAAGCATACGAGAAGGCTGAGATAAGGAAGCAAGACCGCACGATGCAGGTGATCCTGGAGAATAAGGACGAAATTGCGAAGGCAGTTGTCGAGATAATGAAAGAAGAGCGGAAGAAAGGAGGAGATAATGAGGATAACTAGAGCGCAACTAATAAAGGTAATGCCGAATGCAGGCAGCAGGGCAGACACCTATCTTCCAATCATCAACGGATGGGCAGAGCATTTCCGCATCAATACCCCACTAAGGATGGCGCACTATCTCGCACAGATTGCCCACGAAAGCGGAGAGTTGAGATACACCAAAGAACTGGCAAGCGGCAGAGCCTACGAGGGCAGGAAAGACCTCGGCAACACCCAGCAGGGCGATGGCGTGAAGTACAAGGGCAGAGGATTGATACAGATAACCGGGCGAGCCAACTACCGGAAGTATGCCAAGTATTGCGGCTTCGATGTTGTGGGCAGTCCCGAACTTTTGGAGCGTTCTCTGGGAGCAACGAAATCCTCGATGTGGGTATTCGACACCTTCGGCTGCAATGAGTTGGCAGACCAAGACAACTTAAAGGCTATCCGCAAGCGCATCAATGGTGGGTACAATGGACTTGCAGCCTGCGAGAAGTATTTGAAGCGAGCCAAGGAAGCCTTGGAAGTCAGGGTGCTTGCATAATAAACATATCAATCAAGCATTTCAAAGTATGGAAAATTCAAGAAAAGAGCGAAATTTGCGTTCTGTGGCGTTATTTTTCGCAATGCTTATAATTGCCCCACTTTTGATTTTGGGCTGTTCCTGCGCTAAAACAGCGCAAAATAACACGGTGTATCACGACAGCGCACACACCAGCGTAAGACGTGACAGCGTGAACCAGCGACAGATCCACTGGCAGGACACCCGGCAGCACGACAGCGTATTCAAGAAGGACAGTGTGCTTGTCTATATCAAGGGCGACACCGTAATCAAGGAGCGGTGGCACAATCTTACGACCACCAGATGGAAGACAACGACCAAGACGGACACCATCGTGGGCGACATCTACAAATTCGTGACCGACACCGTGAAGGTCAAGTATTACGTCAACCGATACAAGACCAAGGAGGTGGAGAAGCCAGCGAGCGCATGGCACAAGATAAGGCTATTCATTGGCGATTGCGTGATTCTGTTTCTGTTCCTTCTTGCGGTTAACTGGATAAAGGAGCGCATCAAGAAAAGAGTTCAATAGGTTCAATCATAATATCAATCTTTAAAAGGGCAGGAAGCGCAGGAGAGCGTTTTTCTGCCCATTTTTTGTGCGTAGAACACTTTTCATTGAGAGAAAAGGGGTAGGGGTTATGAGAGTTAGATTATATTCATTCTAGCTAATGCGTGCAGGTTATTATTATATAGAGCGTGGAAAGCGTACCGAAAACAGCCAAAAGCGTACTGAAAACAGCCTAAAACGTACCGAAAACGACCGAAAATACCCGTGCTTACGACATAAACAGCCAATAAAAGTTAAAATATTAATATCTTTCGGGAAAAATTTTGGTGGAACCGAAAAATATTAATATCTTTGCATCGTGTTTAGGAGATAAGCATAATAAACATTCAGTAACTAAGCCCTAGGCAGCACGGTTAAGCCAGAGAAAAATGAAAAAGTCAAATTCAAACATTTTAGAGTTCACTACAAAGTTCATCAACTCTAACTTCCGTATTAAGGTCTTCGGACGCACAGAGGATGGCAAGAAGATAAACACACTCGTGGGAGTAAGCGGAATTTTGAAGCTCATCGGTGCAGAACTTTTTAACAAGTTCATCAAGCGAGCATTGAAGATGGCACAAGATGTTTGTATCTGCAAATTACGTAGAGGACTTCAAGTTAGTTTATATTCAAAATAAGACAATTATGGAATGGAGAACAATCAACGGGTATGGTGGAGTTTACCAAGTTTCTAATACTGGGGTCGTTAAAAGACTCCACCATGTTACGATTAACAAGAAAGGTGTTGCAATGACATTTAAAGAAAAGCGAATAAAGCCATTTAAAGATAAGTATGGTTATATGCACGTTTGTTTACAAGATGGAAAGAAACGCATAAATTGCCAAGTCCATAGATTGGTTATTTCTGCATTTAATCAAGGAGACACCAGTATGCAAGTAAACCACATTGATGGAAACAAGAAAAACAACCGCATTGAAAATCTAGAATGGGTAACACCAAAAGAGAATGTCGAACATGCGGTAGAGCACGGACTTCGAGGTGACCAAAATAGGAAGCCAATACAGAAATTCATAAATGGCAAACTTGCAGATACTTATGTTTCCATAGTTGAAGCTGCAAGAGTAAATCGTATAAGCAGACAATCTGTTTTCAGAAGTCTAAGAGGACACGCCATGAAAGGTGGGGTAATGTTCGTTTATTCTAACAAAGGAAAATAAGCAATGGCAAGAGCAAAATATTACATCAAGAGACAGATGGAAGGAAAAGAAATCGATGAGGTGGCAAACTTTACACGCAAGGACAAGGCAGAGCGATTCTTGAACAAGCTGTTCAGGGGACTAAAGAAAGCCGACAGACATTATCCATACTGGGTACGACAAGGTTATTTCAAGTCTGAATTTGTAGGCTTATGCGTGAACTTTAAAACAGAGTATTGGATAGAAAAGTATTAACCAGCTGGGGGCAACCCCAGCACAAAGAAACAAGATATGGAAATTTTAGAAACTATGACATTTACCAAGGCGGTTGATGGTTCAACTAAGGTTTTGGGTACTTATTTATACGTTGAAGGTAGTCAGATGCTTAGAGATAGAAAGAAGTATCTTATAAAGAGAGGATACTTGTATGATAAAGCAACCAAGAGATACGAAAAGCATTTTAAGGACGGCAATATAACTACTATTACGTTCACGAAAAAATAATGAAGATATGAAGGAATACGACAAGATACCAGCACAAGCAGTGGTCGAGGTAACGACCAGCTGGGGAAGAACCTGCCTGCGAGAGATTGGGCGAGACCTAAAGGAAGGCACGGTGCTCGATGGCTATTATTATCCGGTAAGCAAGGCTTTCGATTTCGAATGGAAGGGAGAGGGCGCAATGCTGTGGATCGGGGACAACGGAAGGCTTGTCAGTCTCGGAGAAGGACAAAAGCATAAATACATGATGCTATCCCGAATGCTATCCGATTGCAAGTACTTCCTTCGCAACCCATACGAGCGACACCTCTATTTCCCGAGCATCGCCCGGCATTGCAAGGAAATGCGCCAGTACTGGCTGGAGTTGAATATCAAGCCGGAGTGGATATCTTATAAGCAGATCGGCAGGATTGAGCACAAGATGAACAGAATGAAAACCAAGTTGGATAGACAACTGAAGATAGACCATTTAAAAGAGACAGAAGACAATGACAGAACAAGAGTACAGAGAAGCCCTGCACGAAATCAACGTGAAGGCTGAGAATGAAAGAAGAATTCTGGCAAGAGCATTTGCTACTGAGCACAGCTCAGTTTTGGTAGGAGATTATATCAGCGACCACTGCGACACGATAAGGGTTGAAAGTTGGGAGATTTCGAAGAGAACCCACGAATACAACTCCTTGCCTTGCCTGGTATATCGCGGTATGACCTGCAAGAAGGATGGAACGCCACGAAAGAACCCGAAGAGGTGTAGCATCTATCAGTGCAACCTCTTGCGAGTAAATGGAGAACCAGTAAAAAATCACGGATATGGAGAATAGGAGAAACATAAAGAGAACGAAGAAGGGTGCAGGCGCAACGGTCAAGCTAGTTGGCATACAGATAGACAACGACCTGCTGCCTTTCCTCAACGCATTGCCTAACAAGTCACGATTCATCAATGATTTGTTGAGAAAGAAATTTTTTGGTAAATAATTTGGTGGTTTCAAAGGAAAAGCGTACCTTTGCATCACTGAATGTTTAAAGTGGTCTCCACTTATTACCCCAGCGGCTCGACTTTTTCACCGCTGGGGTATTTTTTTTTTGCTCATTTCCCGATTTGCCCCGAAATTTGCGTTCTGTGCCGCTTACGTGGTAAGCGCGTAAAACTATCCCCGAAAACAATTTGAGCCGTTTCTGCGCCAAATTCGCAAGAAATAAGGCTATTTTTTGTTGTATAGCACGTAATCAATAACCCTGCGGTTTGCTTCATCTACTCTCGATAGGTCTGCATTGATGTAGGTATCAGTTACCCGGACACCGAACGAGTGACCCAGCGCAAGCGACACCACGTCCTTTTGTATACCAATGTTGAAGGCAATGGATGCCCACGTATGTCGAGCGTAGTACGTAGTAAGCCCTGGGCGCACCTTTGCGAGTTTCTTATTAATCATGACCGTTGCAACATCAACGTTCCTGAAATGCTCCGAGAAACGAAGCAGCTTCTTTTCACCTTTGTATTTCTCGATGATTCGGAGAGCTTCGGGATGAAGAAGGATGGAGTAATGCCTACCAGTCTTCGCCCGGTCGTATTCCAGTCTACCACGGACGATATTCTCATTTGTCAAGGCGAACAAGTCACTCACGTTGATACCAATGAGCAGGAACATAAGCAGGAACATGTCGACCAGTTCATCACCACCAGCTTCGAAGATAGAGCGGATTTCCTCAACAGACAAATCTCGCTTTTTCGTTGTCTCAAGCCGGAGACTGTACCTGCGGAAAGGGTAGTTTTTCGTCTGCTCATTATCAATCGCCAAGTTGAAGACAGCAGCGACACAGAGCATCCTGCTGGCTCTGGTATTCCTCGACAAGCCTTCCTTTGCCATGAACGCATCGAAATCTTCAAGCCAAGAGCGGTTAATCTCATCGTATGTAAGCAGAGCCGCTTTTTCCTTCCCAAGGAAAGCTTCAATCTTTGCCCAAGTATATTTATATCTGTTTATCGTGTTCTCTTTCAGATTCCTGCCCTCGTATGCGATGAAGCCATCACGAAGCAAGGCGACCTTTTCCCTTGCAGGCTCGGCTTCAAGCATGATTAAGTCCCGGAGTTCCCTAGCCGTAATATCGCCCCGGTATGTTTCCCTGCATTGCGCCTTCATCATCATTCTATTATAAAAATTCAGACGGTCAAGCAGGAAGTCGTTGATAGCATCACGATCCGGACGCTTGCGCACCTTGCAAGCCCTTTTATCCCATTCATCCTTCTTGCAGTATTGATTGAGGGATATGAAGGCAGTCCCACCATGATGGTTGACGGCAAGCCGGATAGAGAACGTACCATCCTGCCTTTTTACCCTAGTGTCTAAATATAGTCTAAGTGTTGCCATAATTCCATGCAGTATTTATTCAGTTTATTTTCATCGTTAAGAGCCGCAATTGTGCAACATGGTGCATGATTGCGGCATTTTCAAGTTATCAGAGCATCAGAGAACCCCTTTAAATACTGGGAAAACAAGTAAAGTTGTACTTAAAATCATAGTCTTTTCCTTTCTTTTTTATGTTATTATCAATGTTATTTATAGCTTAGACGATAAAAGTAGTGAAAAGGTTGCAGAA